TGGCTATCATATTAACAGTCCAGTATCAATTAAAAATGATAATGCCTTTCAAGCAAAGTTTGTAGATGAAATAGGAAGCGAATCAAATTCTTCATTTGATACTGTTAATACTTTAATTGATTTTGAAGTAGTAAATACTAACAGCAAGGAGGAAATAACTGAAATTGAAATAGCACCATATGTTCCTGTTACTTTAGGGAGAAAGATTCCTAAATATGATAATCAAAATGATATGACTTTTACTTCAATAGGAAAAACAAGGGCAAGAACGGGAACAACCTCACTAAATTTATTATTAATAGATTTATCTGGAGTTTCTTATGGAGGAAGCACACTTGTAGTAGATGTAGGAGATGCTATATATTCTTTAAATTCAGGAACATATACTTTTTTAGGTCTAGTGAGAAAGGTTAGAAGCGAAGTTACATTTTCTGCCACAGATGCAGAACTACATTTAGATAGAGATTTTACTCATCCTTCTGCATCTGGAACAAATAATATATTTAAAATAAATTCTTCAAAATTTCAAGAGATAGGCTTCGTTAATGGAAAACATTTGTGGGGAGGAAAAATAATTTCACTCATTCACCCTAAAATGACTTCCACTGGAGCAGTTCCTTTGAATCACGTTAATTTATATAATGCAAATGAAGATATTTTTAAGAAGTTTGGGCAACCATATTATAAATTAAGTTCAGTAGCAATAGGAAATTTCAATTATCCAATCCTTAAAACATCTGTTTCTTTTGCGGTAGGTGGTAGCGATTTTAACTTTGTTAGCCAAAATACTTATTCAAATAGAACATCAGTTATAAACTATTTAGGAGAAGCATATCAGTTCAAACCTAAAACTTCTTCAGATAATGTCACAGAAAGAGGAAAGACTAATTCAAGTGATAAGCATTGGCCTTATGACGAAAGAGGACAAATAGATGTATATGGTTCTCCTTTTTCAGATACTATTTTTCACCAAGATTCAGAAACAACTAGAAGTTTAAGTTGGGATACAAGTTTATCCTTTAATAAAAATAATATTGAGAATATTGATAATTCGTTTCATAGATTTTTTATTTATGCTGTTTCTGATATATTACCATACTCTTCAAAGAGAAAAGACAGTATTTTTAACGGCAATAAAAATATTGACAATTATAACCTTTTTTTGCTAGAAAATGAAAATATACCAGATGTTAAAATTTCTGATGAATCTGGTTCTAGGACAAAGTTACAGGACACTAATTTTTCTACCTTACCAATCATCTCTTCTGACTTTAGTAATAATTTAAAGAGGTTTGGAATGATGAGGCTAACAGAACTTTGTGTAGATTTTTTGTATAATCCATTTAATCCAGAAAAAGATATTGAGCCAAATTTAGTAGATGATGACTCTTTTAGTGTTATAATTTATTATTCAACAAATACTTTGATAGGAACTGTCGATGAAACAGCAACAAGAAATAACCATGTTTCTGGAAATACAGACGAAATAATATTTACCACTTCAGTGACAATAAATAATGGAGCCGCTATTTTAGATAAGTTTGGGAATTTTATAGGGTTTAAATCAGGAACAAGTACAGGAACCACTCACACTTTACTCGCAGATATGAGATATACAAGTTCTACACAAACTATTCAATCGGGAAGTTATTATGCCTCTACTTTGACTGAAACTGCAACACCTCTGACTTCTCATGAAAGTGACAGTTTTATTGCTGAAGGAAGAGTAAAAAACACAGTAAAGAAACATAATGGGGTCGCTATTCCAGATGCTTCTGAGTTTGGTAAAGATAAAGGCCATGCATTTACAAATAGTGACTCTTATGGTGACGGTGCTGATATATCTTTACCTAGTAATTCTGAAGTAGTATTACCATATAGTTTTGTTCCTACATCTACTACTCTTGCTTCAAACGGAGCAACATCTTCTAGTATTAGAGTTCTAGGTTCGTTGATTACAAATATTGCTTCTGATTACTATAAAGGAAACATAGCAGTTGCTATTGATAGATATGATGTTGAAGACGGGGGATTACATAAATTAGAAAAAGGAAATGCCTCTGATATTTTATCTGATTTATCTGAATTTACAATAGTAAGGAGAGGCGGTTCTTCATATGAAGAGTGTTTTTATACAATTACTACAACAGGAAAGCATTTTAAAGGATTGGATGATATTGTAGATTCTTCACAGGCAACCACGCATGGCAATACTATTCCTTTTGCTATTGATGGAATTGTAATGGGTATGAAGTTAAGATTATGGGTAAGTTCTTCAACTAGAGGAACAAACTCGACAATTAATTCCTCTAACGGGAACTTGAGAAAAAACATATTTAATGTGGGTAATGGTAATGATTTTCTAAGATTTGTTGATTTGACAGGATGCTATTTAGTTCCTGAAAAAAACAGTGCTACACAAACATCAATAGAGTATTTAAACGAAACAATAGCAGAAGACTTGATATACATAATTTCTCATGAAATTGACCCTACTTCTGAAGTAAGCCACAATGTCATAACAGATAAGGAATTACCTAACGATAGGGCTTATCGTATAATGCAGCCTAATGAAATTTGTATGTATGATTTTACACCAGAAGAAATTACATTTAATAAATTATCAAGCAAGTACACGAAAATTTCGGGAGAAGACAAAACATACAATATCAAAAGTTCTTATTTTTATCAAAACGGAGTTAAAAGTATTAAAGAAAATGAGGCATTTTTATCAATGTATGTTGCCTTAGATACAGACAAACAAACAACTGATGATTATTTTGTAATTAGAGATTCCTCAAAAATATATAGTGAAATGTTACCAGATGATAAAACTTATAACTTATTTGCTTCGGATGGTGACAACAAAAGAAAAATTTCTATAACTACTACCAACCAACAGGATGATTTTCAAACTTTTAATGTTAGTGTCTTTTCTAAGCCCTTCTTTTCAAAAGGAATAGTGTCTCTAAGTGAAACATTTACAGTTCAAACGAAAGGGAACTTAAATATCAGACCGAATAGAGCCTGTATTGGAACAACTGTCACAATTGCAAATGAAACCGAAGAACTCATCAATGAACTCATGGAGGAAAATAATATAGTATTTGATTTAGAGACTCAAGATTATCCATTATACTTAGCACCTAATTATCAAGGAGTTGATTTATTTTCAGCAATTAACTTCTTACTTGAACAAAAAGACTTAACTCTCTTTGAAGAAAATGGAACATTTAAAATTAAAGACAAATTAGCAAATGATTTTTTCAAGGGTATTGTTCTTAATGAAACAGGAGAGTATCAAATATTTGATTTTGAAGAGTCAAAGAATATGTTTAATTTCTATAATCAAATCACGGTCTATGGAAGAAACCATAAAAAGGTCAGAAAGGATATTAGAAGCATTAATGATGTTGGTTTGAAAGCATTTGAAGTATTTAACGCTGAACTTACAACACAAGAAGATGTAAATAAGGAAGCATCGGCATTGCTTAAATTACATTCTTCATCAAATAAAAAATTAAAGATTACTGTCGGGCATTCTAAGATTTCACAAATTAAAGTGGGAGACATAATCAATGTTGAGATACCTAGAGAAAATATTCCGCTTTCTCAATTTATGGTATTGCAAATAGAATACTTACTTACTGGATTAATGGTATTAGAACTAGGAAAGTATAGCAAGGGGTTAGAAGATAGATTTGCTGATTTAATTATACAGAATAAAAGGATTAATTCTCAATTAAGAAACCAATCTTTCAAAGAATCAGAAAGTTTAGATTTCTTAGAAGAACTTAAAATTAACCAAATAAGACTATTTGCTAGAAAGAGAACGTCTTCGGGAACATTCAAGTTAGGATTCGGAACAACATTAAATACAGGAACAACTACGCTTGGTTATGGGGTCGGCACAGGCATTACATTCACTACTTTGATAGATGAGGAATTGATATGATTACAGACAAATTAAAAGAATTAGTAACAACATATATACAAGGAACTGCCATAAATAATGGTAAAATAGGACAAGGTGGCAATTCAACGAGTCCAGCCGCTACAACATTAGATGTTCCCTTAACTACCGCAACTTCTACATTTGCAGCAGTTAAATCCAATACAAATGTAATTGAGGTTCAAGCGATTTTTCAAGGTTCGGCTTCTTCAATGACAGGTAAAGTAATTAGAGAGTTTGGTATTTTTGATTCTAGTTCTAATCTTCTAGCAAGGGTTAATTTCGATGGAGTCGGGCCTTTTTCTTCAACAGAAGATTTAGAACTATTTTTAACAATAGAGGTGGAATAATATGGCAGACGAAAACCCGCACCAATTTAGCACACAAACGACAGGCGTAACCTTTGCACAAATAACCGATAATACAGACTTTCCACATACAGGTTTAATTAAAGCATTAAGTCTTATGGCTAAAGGAAACATGGCAGTAAAAGGTTCAGCAACGGATTTTGATATTACTCAAGCAACAACTGGAAATGTTATTCAAGTTGCCGCAGGTAGAATATTTAAGGATAATAAATTAACTGACCAAGTAGTTGCTAAAAACTTTACTTCTAGTTCTTTTAACACAAGTTCAAGTGGTAGTCATTATCATTTACTTGTTGTTCAGTCGAGCGATAATACTTTACAAATTAGAAAACAATCAGATGCGACAGTTGCGGATAAAGTTCCAGAATATGACGAAGGAGACACTATTATTGCAGTAATTGTGTTTAATTCATCTACTGCTGCTTTAGGAAGTATGCAAATTCAATTCTTAACAACGGGTAAAACTGAAAATAGTTTAAGTGTAGGTAGAGATGATTCTGGTTATACTGAAAGTCTTTCTATCACTAGTAGTGCAGGTGATGTAGTAATAGAAGCAAAAGAACAAGATAAAGATATTGTTTTAAAAGTTAATGATGGTGGCGCATCAACTGAAGTATTACGCATTAATGGTTCAACAGGAAATGTAGGTATTCGACTTAATCAAAATGCTACGGCTGATGAAAGATTAGATGTTGAAGATGGCAATATTTCTTTAACTACTACAAGTAGAACAACAGAACGACTTATTAAATTAAGAAATATCGGAAGCACTACTTCTTTATCTGAAATAGCAATGGCAGGTGCTAACAGCAATAATTATGAAGGTTATATTGCTTTTAAAACAAAAGGGCCATTAGATTTGTTTAACCAACCATTAAATGAAGTAATGAGAATTGATGGGAATGGAAAAGTCGGCATTGGTGAAACTGCCCCTTCTGCTGATTTGCATATTAAATCTTCATCTAACTTTGACCCTACAAGTGCAATTAACACCGCTACACTTATTCTTGAACAAACAGGTGGAACTCAAGCAGATGATAATGAATCCGTTGGAATGACCTTTACTAAAATCAATTCGGGTAGACCATTTGGTTCTATTGCGGGTGTTCAAACAGGTTCTGATGCAGATGTAGGGGGATTAGCATTTTTTACTCACGATGCTTCCACTTCAACAGATATTATTAGTGAAAAGATGAGAATTGATGGTAATGGTAATGTTGGAATAGGAACAGCCAGTCCTAGTAATAAACTTGAAATTGCAGGAAATACCGTTTCTACCAACGTTACTGCAACTTCGGCATTAGCAGGAGACACTGCCACTATTACTACTGCTTTAACAAATAATGGTTTAGCGTTTAATAAAGGTGAAGCGTTTAGTGCAACTCTTGGTGGTGGTGTTCCCACTGTTCCTTCATTTACAACAAGTATTATTTATATTCATGATGCTACGGGTAATGCCTTTACTTTACCT